TTGCTGGTGTGGATGTATTTACTGTTATTAAATTAGTTCCTATATTTAAGGATGATTGAGAAACATATTGTATTTCTTGTATTGATGCTGTACCTAGTACATATAAGTTTTGGTTTATTATTATATCTCCACCGGATAAAGTACCACCACCTATTAAAGGTAGATATGAAGGGGCATATGATGCTGTGTCGGCATTTATAGTATGTGTTGCTTCAGAAGAAGATATTGCGTTTAATACATAAGAAGCAGTTTGTGCTGTTTGTACATAGCTAGCTGTTTGTGCATTCTCTACATAGCTAGCTGTTGAAGCATACGATGCGCTTACTGCATTTAGTACATAAGAAGCAGTTTGTGCTGTTTGTACATAAGACGCTGTTATAGCATTACTAGCCCAACTAGCAGTTCCAGATAATGAGCCTGTTATACTAGAAGCATTTAACGAACCTGTTACTGTTAATCCGCTACCACTAACTAATAAACTACCAGTTATTACAGCTGATCCACTAAATGGAAAACCAGCTCCGCTTCCGCCACCACCTATTATATAAGATGCTGTTGCAGCATATGATGCTGTTCCTAATAATGAACCGGTAATACCATTTACTACATTAACACTACCACTAAAAATAGCAGGACCAATGTTTGTAAACGTATTTGAACTAGATACAGTTAAAGATCCAGTTATAATAAATGAAGCAGATGCAGCATAAACTCCATTACCTAAATTAGTAAATACACTATCACCGTGTGCACCTTGTGGTCCAGGTGTATTAACCTGTACTACATTAGTTACAGGTTGAGGTATTGTAATAGTATTACATCTATTATTATCGGTAATAACAAGAAAGTTATCTCCAGAGGTAACCTCTACAAGATTATGGTTGTAGTTTAATATGTTTACTTGGTTGCAAGCCATTTTTATCGTGTTACTTCTTTATCTACAAATACTGGCCCTTGTAACAATCTTGTCACAAAACTTCCTGATGTTATTTCTAAATCATATGAAGCTGAACTGAATGTTAATGCAGATGATGAAGCAGCTGATATATAAATTCCTATTGTGCCTGATACTCCACCAAATGTGATACCAGTTCCATCTGGTTGTAGTGAACTACTTAATGTAATGTATGTTGTTGGATTATTATCTGCATATGCTGACCTAATTTGCATTTTACCGCTATAACCTGTTAAGTCAATAGGACTTCTATTTGAATCTTTATACGATAAACTAAGATCTAACGTTGCACCTTGTTCAATAAGTAATGAGTATTTACCTGCTGCCATGAAATATATTTACGTATAAATATCTGCTAGAGACTGCCTGTTGTCTCTATATCAAATATTACTTGTGATTTTGTATAAAATTTGCTGCGAGCGGTAGCCATATCTTTATTTACAGTATTCGGTATCATATAACCGTTTACTTTAATAGTAAAGGTGGATTTAGCTGCTCTATCAGTACCTTCTTCTAGCAGTGTAGTCGTTGCAAATGAATCGATCATTGACCTAAATTTGTAGCGTGCCGGATCACCCCAATATGCATCAGATGCAAAATTAACTGCTTCTACTAATTTATTGTTTTGTTCAACAAAATCAGTAAATATAATACAGTTATATGTTAATGTAACATAATCTGGTGTTGCTGTAATATAATATTGTTCTGATGGTATCCTATTATTAATTATATCAAAACGATCATATGCATTTCTACTATTGTATTTTGAACCTACTACTTGATATAAATGAGCAGTATTACCATCTAGTTTATTACCTAGTGATCTATTTTTTTCTATATTTTCACGTTTAAACATAATAAGTGGAGCCATCATTCGTCCGCTAGCATCACGATAAAAGCCATCTGATTGAACTGATTTCCATCTTTCAGGAGAACCATATAATACAGGTACTGCTATTTGTTGTCCATTTTGTACTACATTTGGTTTTATAATATTATTAAAGTAGTACATTATAGCGTTGTCAATATCCTCTAAACCAATAGAAATATCCTTTACAGTATCATTTCTCATAGAATAATCTGTACCACGATTTTCAGAGAATACCGTTGTGCTAATCGGTTTACCCTGATTAGTTAAATACGGAGCACCTAATGCATCTTGGGTTACTTCGGATTGATTTTTTGGTATTGGTTTTAGTCTATCTGACATTATTTATTTTTCAAATCTTGTTTATACAATTTAATTGATCTTTCTAAAGCATTAATATTTTTAACTAATTCTGGTATTGATTTCATAGCGTTTTTAGCATTTGTTTTTATAGATGCATCACTACTTTGTTCTAATACTGCAAATTCGTTATAATATTTATAAAGAGTATCTTTTACTTCTTTAAAATAGGGTACACGTATTACTTTAGAAACTTCAGGATCTTCTTCACTAGGAACAAGTACATATCCTTGTTGAATAAGTTTATCAACATCTTCTTCTCTAGGCGGCATTGGGACTACAGCAGGACGTATTTCTATTTCTTCTAGTTCTTTAATTAAATCAGTTAGTTTTATCATTATTATAGTCTTTCTTTTGTTATACCTAATTTTTCTGGGCGTATATAGAAACATTCTACTATGATAGACCAAGAGCTACCATAGTCGTCTGTATTTCCTGAGTAGGAATAAAGTGGATCTTTACCTACTATTAATTGATTTTCGTTTGCATTATTCACTTCATAATAATCGTTATTCCATAAAATAACATCACCAACTTCTGGTACTATATTATATGTAAACCAAAACTTATATGTACTAGGTACAGCATCAATACAAGAAATACAATATGTTTCTCAATCCTCTTTAAATATAGGAACTAATTTAATAACAGTTAATACATCAACACCAGCAGTGCGTTTTGGTGGTTTAGCAGTTTATGATTCTGGGTCAACAGGAACTGGATTAACAGGTTCATTGCTTTGGGATTCACAAGAAAATGTTTGGATATATACAAACCCATCAGGAGCATCTTATGATGGTGGTATGTTATTAACAGGTCCACGAAATAGTAGTGGTATAGGTAATGAAGTAGGAATAAATAGTTGGTATGCTGCTATAGGAAATGGAAGTCACCACATGACTTCATCTGAAATATATAATAGTGGTTCTTTAATTAGATTAGAAACCAATACACAGGTAACAGGTTCATTACTTGTATCTAATGGTATTACCGGTTCATTACAAGGCACCGCTACAACAGCATCCTATGTTTTAAATGCAATTAGTAGTAGTTTTGCTACAACAGCATCATTTGTACAAAATGCAGTAAGTTCATCCTATACTCCAATATCAAGATCATTTGGTATAGTAATAGATGGTGGTGGTAGTGCTATTACAACTGGTATTAAAACAGATGCTATTATACCATATAATATGACTATTTCATCTTGGACAATAATTGCTGATCAAGTAGGTTCAATTGTGATAGATGTTTGGAAAGATAATTATGCTACTTATCCTCCAACTGTATTAGATAGCATTGCTGGAAGTGAAAAACCAACATTATCATCAGCTATTAAAAATCAAGATACTAATTTAACAACATGGACAACAGCAATCACAGCAGGTGATATAGTAAGATTTAATGTAGATTCAGCATCTACAGTAACAAAAGTAACACTAACAATAAACGGAATATCATAATATGGCATACCAGGTTATACAAATAAATGATTTAGAACAGTTCGGTGAATTAACTACCACATTCATTTTAATAGATGATGAAGGTATTATGCCTGAAGTTAGATATGAGAAATTTTTCAGTGTAAAAAACAATACATCTCAATTTATTGAAGAAGAAAAACAACGAGATATATTAAAAGCAACAAACGATTATATAAATAGTTTATAACAATGGCTTATTTATTTTCAGCAACATCACAGAATTGGTCAGCAGCAGGCTGGAAAACTATTGATAACAATGGTATAATGATTAGTGAGGCTACTAATGCTGCACCCGGTACTACATTTCAATCTTCAAATTCGTTTATACCGGGTGCTATTACTGTTGAAGGTATATTATTAAAAGTAAAATATAAAACAACAGTAGCAACCCCTTCTACAACTCTTACTGTAAGATTATACAATGCTACTGCAGCTGCAGTAGTTGCAGGAACAACGGTGTCATGTTATGCATCAGATTTATTTAATAATGACTCAGCTGGTGAAGGTGGATGGGTATATTTTAAATTTGCCTCTCCAGTTACGTTATTAGCTGCCTCGACTAACTATGCAGTACAAGTATCAGCTTCTGTATCTGCTTCTATATATGTTTACGTATCAGCTGGTACCAATTGGGCCAGAGGATTAGTTACATCAACAACTGCCACTCCAGCAGCAGGAGATATACTTTATATATGTGGTGATATAACAGGAGTAGGAGCTGCATCAACTACAACAATTACATTTGATAACACATCAGCAACATCCTATGGTGGATTAGAGGTAGGAGCATATGGTAGATTAATAGGTGAAAATGCTGGATCTAAAAATTACCTATTAACATTATCCAGTGGTGCTGTATTTAGAATAGGTCAAAATGGTATAGTTGAATTATCTACAACAGGCTCCAGATTACCAACATCATCTACATTTACACTTACAATGACATGTGCATCAGCAGGTGCAACATTTATGGATGTAAGAAATTATAGCACATTTAGAGCATATGGCGCATCTAAATTAAGAGATACAACATTAGCAGCTAATTTAGTAAGTGGCTCTACTACATTAACAACAACTGATGCAACAGGGTGGTTAAGCGGAGATAATATTGGTATAGCAGGTACTACTGGTAGTGCTGGTGTATATGCAAGACAACAACAACGAACACTTGCCTCAAATGCATCAGGAACAACAATCACTATAACAACAGGATCCGGATTTCTTACAGAAGGTACATCATCCGGAGGATTTGATATAAAAGCAGATGTTGTTAATTTAACATCTAATCTTGTTATACAAGGAAGTTCACCTACATTAGCTGCGTATACTGTAGGGCGAAGATTATCAATATATGATGTTGATAATGTTGAATATAGATACATGGGTACTACAACTCTTGCTCAACAAGCAGTATATTTATTAACCAATCAAGGATCGGGTCCAGTAACTGCTTCTTTTAACGCAAGTGGATCTAATTTAATTAAAGATTGTTGTTTTTGGAATTCTAGTGGAAATTTTATATATAATGGAAATAACCTTAACTCAACAATTCGAGTGGATGGATGTGTATTTTACTACACTAGTACCTCAGGAAACGCAGTAACATATCAGAGTATTTACCCATACGATACAGTTAATACATCATATTTAAAAAATAGTGTTGTAATTGGAGGAGCAAGAGGGGGATTTATAAATTTTACTGATAATTTATCCTTAGATAATAACGTATTCGCAAATTGCAATACAACAGGATTAGAAATTCAAGCTTATACAAGACCTACTACAGGCTCAGTTATTACATCAACAAAGGTATATAGAAATGCAACAGCTATTAATATGTCTGTTACTTCTAACGGAAATTATATAAATACTTTATTATCAATAAATGGTTTAACTTCATTTAGAAACAACTATGGTATTTATCTTCAAAATATTGCTAACTCAACTTTAAGTAATTTATCATTATATGCAAATCTTACGTCTAATATGTTTATAGGTAATGTAAATAACTGTAAAATAATTAGTGGCTCGATACAAGGAGGTGGACCAACAGCATTAGGAATAGATTTCAATGCCGGTGCTATTAGAGGCACATCTGGTCTAATATTTGAAAGATGTAATATAGGAACAATTACAACACATACAACTGCAGATATAAGAGCTGATATATATCCAACTTCATTATTATTTAACAATTGTAATTTTGGTTCAACAACATTATTAAATAATAGTATTCTTATAACAGGAATTTCTAAATACTCATTTCAACGTTTCAATGGAACCGCTGGAAGTCATAGAGTATATACTGGAGGAGGATATTTAATTAGTGACACAACTATATATGATACTTCTCCTTCATCATTAAGACTTGTACCAAATACAACTACCACTAACCAATGGAATAATAAATTAGCAAGTACATTTTTTGAAGCTGTAGTAAATAGCGGATCAACAGCAACTATATCAGCTAAAATAAGAAAATCAGTAACAGCAGATGGTACAGAATATAATGGTTCGCAACCAAGATTAATATTACGCTCAAATCCATCAGCAGGATCAGCATATAATAATGATATAGTATGTGCATCCGGCTCATCGGCAATATCAGGTTCATGGGAAACATTATCTTATACACTACCTGCGGCAGTTGAAGATAACGTTGCAATGGAATTTTATGTTGATTGTGATGGTACTACTGGTTGGGTTAACGTAGATACTGTTGTGACAGATACCGTAACAAATAATTTAACAAATTATGTTAATGGTGAACCAACAATTATAGGAACAACAACATCCGCAGGTTCTTCAGGTTACAGTTATACGTTTGTAAGTTAAAATATAGTAAGTTATATTATATGGCATCAAAAATAGATATAAAACATAGTGGCACACCCGGTGCTATTCCCACAACATCATCCATTAATTTAGCTGAAGTTGCTTTTAACACATATGATGGTAAAGCATATTATAAAAAAGATGATGGTACTGAATCTATTTCTGAATTAATATCTACAACACATTCAGGTAGTGTTAATATATCTGGTTCAATAAATTTAATTGGAAATGAAGATATAACAGGATATCTTCGTTTTAATCCTGTAACTACAAACATAGATACATCCATATCAGCATCTTACATCTATGTATCAGGTTCAACAAACGATTTATATTTCTCCCAGAATGGTAATGGATATAATAACGTAACTCGTTTACGTTGGTTAGAAGGTAATCTATATACTGGTTTATTAAATGGTGGTATAATATCAGCATCAATAGGTGGAACTACATTTACAGTAAGTAGTGGTAGTGGTATTATAGTTAATTTAAATGCTTCTTACAATGCTAACCCATATCCAACAGTACAATATTTAAATTGGCCTAATTTATCAGCTAGTATAGCACCTTTAAGTGCATCCTACGATCAATCGTTTGTAGCGATAAATTCATCTGCACAAATAACAACATCCGGAATACCATACAATGATGGTGACTATAACACATTAATACCAATTGGTATAGTATTACACCAAAACCATTCAACAATAAACGCGGCACAAACATTTCCTAGTGTAGGATATGGTTGGAAACAAAGATCATTTGATTTTATTAAAGCATTCGGACCATTAAAAATATCAGGTTATTCATTAGTACCAAGTAGTTCACTTGGTTTGTTATTAAACGGAGGTATAGCATGGGTTGATGGTAGAAATTATATAGTAGATCCAAACAATCCAAGTTATATTAATGAAGCAGTAGGTATAACAACATCAAAAATATACTATTACCATCAATCTGGATCGAATTGGGTATATAATACAAACAATGGGGCTGGATATTCAAATATAACAGCATCATTATATTCAAATAGTGGCTCATTAACACCAGTACCAACAAACGACTGGACAATACAAAGAGTATTTTATTTTCCTAATAGTGCTACAAAAGCATTTTACATTTATTTTGGTAATGATCATTATGCAACAAAAGAATTAGCTATTACTGCTATATCAACAGAAGGTTTTACTGAAGCTCCTAATACAGCAGCAAATGCTATATTTGTAGGCTATATGATTTTAAGATATAACGCCAATTTTACTACAGCAGCATCATATGAATTTAAAGCTGGTGGTTTATTTAGAGGTATTAGTGGAGGAGCAGGAGGTGGTGGTGCTGGTAGTACTACAGCATTAGCAGGTTTAACTGATGTAAGAATACCATCCCCAACATATGGTGATTTATTAATGTATGATAGTACTTATTGGTATAATACTAAAACATTAAGTGGATCATACACTTTATCTGGTTCATTAATAACAAATGGTAATCAAACATTAATACCATCCCAATCCGGAGCAAGTATAGCATTAACAATATCAGGTTCAAATACAAAAGGTGGAGCAGCATATCTTGATTTCTTACAAGTAACTAACACAACAGGCTCAGCAACAAACCCAAACAAATATTTTAGATTAGATAATAGTGGTAATTTACAAATAATAAATAGTTCATACGGACAAAATATACTCCAACTATCTGATATAGGGAACTTGTATGTTAATGGAGCTACAGCAGCCGGTACTAGCAATAGTGATGGAATCTCAGGTACATTGATGTTTAATAATAATAACTCTCAAATCTATGATGATGGTAATATGCATATTCATAGTAGAACGAGTGGACAATCAATGTGGATTAATACTAATGGTGGCCCATTAAATCTACTTAATCAAGTACCTTTATCTGGTGGTGCCTCTGGATCAGGGGTAAATATTGGACCAGGTTCATTAACGGGGTTTGTAACAATTAATAATAGTAAAGATTATACAACCTCAACATCTTATGGATATTTAATTAATAGTGGTACTCCAACAGGTCAATATCCTGGTGGTTCACAAACAGTAAACGTTTCATTATATGCTGTTGGACGTCTTTGGGGACAAGAAATAGATGCATTCTCTGATGAGAGAATGAAAGATATTCAAGGTGAAATATCATTAGAAGATGGATTAAGACTTATAAAAACATTAAAACCAATTCAATATACTTGGAAAGAAGGTGGTGATAAAGGTCTTAAAGCAGGATACTCAGCTCAACAAGTAATAAAAGCTGGATTTGATCATCTTATAGGATTAATACCAAAAGAAGGATTAGAAGAAACAATAGATGATGATGGATTTATGAGTCCAAAAGACACACAGTTCTCTATGAATTATGATCAGGTAACACCTTATCACGGTGTTGTAATTAAACATTTGTTAGAAAAAATAGAACAACTAGAACAAGAAATCCAGCTATTAAAAAATAGATAAAAAAATTTGGTTGTCTCCATTCTCTTGTATATATTTATATCAAATAAAAATAAATAAATCTATGTACACATTTATCGTAATTGCACTTCTCGCAGCTGTTGTGGTTTATGCAATCGCCAAAAAAACAGCAAAACCAGAACCAGTAACACCAGAAATTACTGAACAAGAAATCCATGCTGATTTACACTCTCATGTAGAACCAACACCACCAATCGTGGTAATTGAACCACCAATAGCATCAGTAGCTCCTATTGTTGAAGTACCAGCTGTAGCTGATGAAAAACCAGCAGTAATAGCAGCCGCTAAAAAGAAACCAGCTAAAAAAGCAAAGAAAAAAGTAGATGCTTAAATTAATAGAAATAGCTAAAGCATGGATTTCATCAGCAAATCCTACTTCGGAACAACAAACAATAGCTGAATATAGAATTTCAGTTTGTGAAGAATGTCCACAAAAAAGCTATATAAAACATGTTGATACATTCATTTGTGGAGCATGTGGTTGTCCATTAGCAAAAAAAGTTTATTCACCATTACCCGGCGAAGAGGCATGTCCTGAGAAACGTTGGAAAAAATAAAGATTATGTCCGAAACTAAAAAATTAACACCAGAAGAATTACAACAAATTCAAGATCTACAAAAACAATACAACCAATTTGTATTTGATTTAGGTAGTATTGAAGCACAACTTCAGAACGTTTATAAAGCAGAAGCTGATTTAAAAGCAGAAAAAACTAACGTAATGGGAGACATTGCTAAATTAGGTGAACGTGAAAAAGAATTAGTTGATTCTCTTCAAACAAAATATGGAATAGGTAGTATAGATCCTCAAACTGGAGAAATAACACCATTTAATTAATATTTCTGCGTTTTATATAGTTTTGTAGATATTTATTATTAGGTAAAATCCAAATAATAAATTAAAAACAAATTATAAAAAATGGCAGAAGCAATTATTTCTCCCGGTGTATTCCAGATCGAATCTGATCAGAGTTTATACACACAAGCTCCACCAGCATTAGGCGCAGCTATTGTAGGTCCTACAGTAAGCGGTCGTCCTATGGTACCAACTTATGTTACTACTTACAGTCAATATCTATCACTATTTGGTGATATTTTCAAAAGTGGTAGCTATTACTATGAGTATTTAACATCAATGGCTGCAAAAGAATATTTTGCAAACGGTGGTCAAACATTATTAGTAACCAGAATTATTAGTGGCTCTAATAATATCAGTACTTATGCTACATCTTCTATACCAGCTAGTGGAAGTACAACTTCATTTAAACTTGAAACACTAGCTTGGGGTAACCAAATGAATAATGCTGGAGCTGAAACCAGTGGTGCTTTAGCAAACGGTACACCTTATAATGTTCGTTGGGAAGTAACAAATGTAAACACAGGAAGCGGTTTATTTACAATCATAGTACGTCGTGGAGATGATAATAATGCTCAAAAGAACATCTTAGAAACATGGGCTAATATGAGTTTAGACCCACAACAATCTAACTATATTTCTCGCGTTATTGGTGATTTAAAACCAGTTTATAACATAACTGACGCATATGTAGAATATACAGGTAGCTTTAAAAATGCATCTCAATATATTCGTGTTGCTTCTGTAACTACTCCAAACGTAGATTCAATTGATAATAACGGAAATTATAAATCAGCATCTTTCGCTGATACATTACCTGTAATAGGTAGCGGATCATTTGGTGGTGGTGTAGCAGCAACTACAGCAGTAGCTCAATTTAATGAAAATATAGGAAAAGGAGCTAGCCATGCTACAGGTACAACAGGTAATATTCAGGGATTTGCAGCATCAGATTATACTAATGCATTTACTTTACTATCAAATTCTGATGAATATCAATTTAATGTATTATTAGCACCAGGTATTGGTTTAGATTGCTCCGCAGCAACTAGTATGATTGCTTGTGTTGAAGGAAGAGGTGATGCTATTGCAATTACTGATGCAGGAATTTATGGAACATCAATCACAGCAGCAACAACAAATGCAGCTGGTCAATCAAGCAATTATGCAGCAACATATTATCCTTGGGTTCAATTGTATAGTACGAATTTAGGAAAAGCAGTATGGTGTCCTCCATCAACAGTAATGGGTGGTGTATTAGCATTCAATGACCAAGTAGGTGCTGAATGGTTCGCTCCAGCAGGTTTGAATAGAGGTGGAATACCATCAGTAGTATTAGCTGAAAAAAGATTACAACAAACAGATAGAGATACATTATATAGTGCAAATGTTAACCCATTAGCAACATTCCCAGGAACTGGAGTATGTGTTTGGGGTCAGAAAACATTACAACGTAAACCAACAGCTCTTGATAGAGTAAATGTTCGCCGTTTATTGATTGCATTAAAAGATTATATTGGTGGTGTTTCTCGTGGTTTAGTATTCGAACAAAATACAACAGTAACAAGAAATAGATTCCTATCTCAAGTTAATCCATACCTAGAAAGTGTAGTACAACGTCAAGGTTTATACGCTTACAAAGTAGTAATGGATGAAACAAACAACACACCAGATGTTGTAGATAGAAATCAATTAGTAGGTCAGATTTATATTCAACCAACTAAAACTGCTGAATTTATTATCTTGAACTTTAACATATTACCAACTGGAGCTACATTCCCTGCATAAGGGATGTAGCTACTAATATTTATTAATAGCAATAAAATAACAATATAAAATGGCAGTATTAAACCCAAATGAAATCATGTTTACAGCATTCGAACCAAAAGTTCAGAATCGCTTTATCATGTATATAGATGGCATCCCAGCTTACCTTATTAAGAAAGCCAGCGCTCCTGGTTTCGATGCTAGTGAAGTAATATTAGATCATATCAACGTTTACCGTAAAGTTAAAGGTAAAGTAAAGTGGAATGATATAACTTTAGAATTATATGATCCAATTACACCGAGTGGTGCTCAATCAGTAATGGAATGGGCTCGTTTAGCTCACGAGTCAGTAACAGGCCGAGATGGTTATTCCGACTTTTACAAGAAAGACATCACTTTAAATATATTAGGACCGGTTGGTGATATCGTAGGAGAATGGATAGTAAAAGGTGCTTATGTTAAACAAGCAACTTTTGGTGATTATGATTGGGCTAGTGAATCGTATATTACTCTTGGAGTAACATTAGCAATGGATTATTGTGTATTGAACTACTAAGAAAATCACATAACTATAATAAAGAAGCGTTTGTCTATTCGGCAAACGCTTTTTTTGTGTATATTTATTTACGAAATAAAATCATATGGGAGATTTAAGACAATCATTTGATAAAACAAGTTTGGATTTAACAGACAGTGGTCCATTAGGTTTTAATACAGTAGACACAATAACATCATATCCTGCAACAAATACAGGAACACCAACAAACCAAGCAAATCCTGGTCCTACTAAAAACTTTGTTCAAAAATTTACACCTACATCAACATATTCTGATTTAACAGTAAACAGATATTCTCCTTTAATGCATGTAGGAAGTCAAGTATTACCTATAGGAGGAGGAGTTAGAGTACCTTATACAATACAAGATGCAACAAATTTAGATGTAGGTAAACCCGGAGTAGATGGAGGAATACCTTATAAACAAGTTAAAGATCCAACAGTATACCCAGTAACTACTCAAGGTAGAACACCAATATCTGGTTATTTTGCTGAACCAGGACAAGGTGCTACTAAATTTAATCAAAGTTACAATCCTAACAATACTTATCTAGACTCTATGAGGTAAGTTAATTTTTTATATATTTATATACGCACAAAAAATAAAATACGTTTATGGCAGAATTAAAGTTACCGACAGAAATCGTTTCGTTACCATCAAAAGGTTTACTGTATCCAAAAGAATCGCCACTTTCCAAAGGTGAAATAGAGATGAAATACATGACAGCTAAAGAAGAAGACATTCTTACCAATAGCAATTATATTCGTCAAGGTACCGTAATTGATAAATTATTACAGTCCTTAATTATAACACCAATCAATTATGATGAATTATTAATTGGCGATAAAAATGCTATTCTAATTGCAGCACGTGTATTAGGATATGGTCAAGAATATTCATTTAAATATACTAATACACAAGGACAAGAAGTAGAAGCAACTGTTGATTTATCTACATTAAAAGAAAAAACAATAGATGAATCTCTACTTAAAGCTGGCACAAATAACTTTACATTTACTTTACCTAAATCGG